GCTTCTCGCTGCTGTGCCTCAACTTCAGCGGCAGCGGCAGCCTCTAGTGGGTGGACCTCGGTCTTGCGAGCGTCCGGAAACCCAGAAGCCTCATCGACAGGGGGAGTCTGGGTTTCAGTCCCACTTCCTCCAGCGATTACAGGGTACGTCTTGCCAGTAGTCGGATCAGTGATGACCCATGCGTTGATTGCCATTTATCGTTTCTCCGTGTGTGAGGTTTGTTTGTACGGGTTAGTGCCTCAACACGAAGTTATCACGACATAGCGGCGTGCATCGTTTAAACGCTACGGGGTCTTATCCGTTGTGGGGTTACGGCGCTGAGCCAACTTGGTTCCGTACGCCTCGATGTTCAACTCTGCGGCCAGGTTGCCGATGGCCTCCAGTGGGTTCATACCGGCGTCAAGGGTTGGGGGACGACCAGCAGGACCAGCGTTCTCCGACATGGGGTTACCGGCCTCGTCTGTCTGACCCGCCATGGGGTCTTCGAAGCCTCCACCCTCCACTGGCATGAACCCGGTTTGGGTCATGATCGCAGCCTGGATGTGCGCCTGGAGTAGTTGCAGAGCGCCGTCTTCCTTCGCGTCCTCAATCCGCTCCGACATGATCTCTTCGATCTTCTCGTCGGGGAACTCCTCGCCCAGTTCACGGAGCGCGCCACGGCGGGACTCAAGACCCAGACCCATACGACCCTGGACCTCGTTCAACTTGACCAGGACATCCAGCGGCAGCGGCGATGGGAACTCGACTTCGTTCCGGTAGGTCAAGGGATCCATAGGATCCAGCATGGGGTACTGACCGGCCTTCAGGTTGGCCTCGGTACCGGGGTTGAACTGGAGAACTTCCGGCTCCTTGATCGCCAAAGTGAGGATGGCGATCTCATTGATCCGCTCGATCCCCTTGCCGTACTGGATCTTCTTCCGGTTGAAGACGTTCATCAGCGGCCCGAACTGGATCTGAAGAGCCACACCGGAGGTGTTGCTGATCGGCTGGCTCTGCCCCAGCGCGGTTTCAGGCACACCACTGACCTCGTGCATCTGACGCTTTAGGATCTCAAGGTACGCCAATGGCGCGGCTAGGTTTCCACCCAGTTCGAGGTTGAAGACGTTCGCGTCAGCAGGAAGACCTGCCCACATCTTCTTGGAGCCCTTCTCCAACTGAGATGCCTTGGCACCCGTGATGATGGTTACGGGCTCCGCGTGGTAGTTGATGATGTCCGAGATGTCGGTCATCTTCTCGTTGAACTCGCGGTTCAGCGGTGTCAGGTCGGTGAGGTCACCTAGACCCCACGGCGAACCAGATGTCAGGCGGTCAGCGATGTGGACAACCGGGATGACACCCAATGGGTTCGGTCGAGGGCTGTCAGGAAGCAACTCATCGTTGACGTACTCACGGATCTCATCGTCAGTGATGATCTCGGTGTAAGTGAACACCTGGCGCGTTCCCTCGGGGGTGGTTCCCCAGAAGCGGTACTTCAACTTGAAGCGCGTCAGTCGGGAGCGGTCGTGTGGGTGCCACTCGGGGAAGCAGTGACCCGCGTGCAGTGGGAGGATCCGCACCCGTCCTGGGTGCCACCGGCCCAGAGCATCCTTGAACGGCTCCTCGTAAGCGATCTTGACGAACACGTCGCCAGCCACGGATCCCTGGTTGCCCATCTCCCACAGAACCTGAGCCTTGTGGTTGTCAACTTCCCAGACACGCTGGAGAAGTCCGGGTACGATGGCCTCGGTCGCCAAAGGCGTCTTTACACGAAACCCGTTGCCAAACGTAAAGTTGGTGATGTAGTCACTGATTGCGCGACAGTAATTAACTGTGATCTGAGGTTCCCCGACCTCACGACGGTACGACCAGTGGTGACCCAGGTAGAACGCCCAGGCATGCTGGTAACGTTGTAGGCGGGGACCATGTACCTCAAACTCTTCATCGCTCAGTTCCACCAAGCCCAACGGGCTGATGTTGATGGTGAGGTCAGACCCACCAGCACGGAAATTAGGAGCGTGAAAATCGATGCCAGCCATTGATACAACCTTACCTGTAAGAGGCTAAATGTGTACGTAGACAATACTCCCCACCGCCACAACTACTGGCCTGACCTGTTCCCGAACCCATCACCTCCCCTACCGTACAATCGGCGACCGTACGTTCCGTACGCCCCACACACCTACACGAACACGTTTGAATCGGTTACAACCAAGACCACAATCAACACCCCACAACTACAGACACCAAAGAAGGAAGATCCCCCCACCATGAGCACTGCAATCGGCGAGTACCGTCTGTTCGTCTACGTTGTCGCCATCGAGCCCGAGAAGGATGAGAAGGGCAACTACATCGGAGCCCCTACGGTCTACGAGCAGGGACGGCAGTTCGCCAAGAATGCTGACCAGGTTCGTCTCACCGCTGCACAGAACCTCCCGAAGTCCATCGACATCTCCCGCGTGCGTGTGTTCGTGAAGGAGTTCTAGGAACCGTTTAAACAAGGAACCCCCAACCCGTGAGGGCTGGGGGTTCCTCCTTGTCGGGGGGAGAGCGTTAGAGGGGATCGGCGATCTTGGGGGTGGACTGGTGCGGGGTGACACACAGTCCGACAGCAGCGACGGAGCATCCTTCTGCGTGTGTCATGAACTTCTGACACTCCTCGCAGGTGAGGAGTTCGATCTCCCTGTCAGTGAGCGTGTGCATGTCACTAAGGTTAGTACGTCCACGATCGTGTGTCAAGCGCCCCGCGAACCTCAGCCTGGCGCTCAGGGGAGTACCCGCGCGGCCATGGGTGCTCGTGCCCACCAGTGAACAACTGACCCTGCACAGGGGTGTGGACGACGCTGTCGGCCCACTGCTCGTCGGTGACGGGAGCATCACCGAACTGCTCGCGATTGGCTAAGGTCGCCTGCTGATTGACCTTACGCTTCTCTGGAGGAAAGAACCCATCAGGCCGTGGGGTGAACTTGCCAACCTTGGATGGTCGAGGGTTCTTCGCCATTCAATCCTCCCTTAAGACCCGGCAAGCACCGGACCGCCATTGCAGACGGTCCGGTGTGCAGATACCGGATCACCTCCCGCGTAGTCGTTTAAACGCTATCTACGCGGGAGGGTTAGTCCCAAACCTGCGCTGGGTTCGGGAAGTACTGCTTCCCCTCAGGACGGAAGATACGCTCGTACTGGATGTGTCCAGCGTCACCGAATGATCCGTGCGCGAACTCACCGAGGTACTGAGGGCCTTCGACCCAAGCAGCCGACCCGACGTGTGCGCGCTGACGCAACGTCTCTTCGGGGTACTTGGTGTCCACCTTGGAGTTGCGGTTCATACGCCCAGGTGCAGGCATGTGTGCCTGCTGGATCCCGACCATGAAGTCATTCGGGACGTCGGTGTCAGTTGCGACACCTTCCTGGAAGCGCATGGGACCACGCCGCACACCATTGAAAGCCATGGCACGCTCGTACTGAGGGTACCCCTTCTCTGGGTAGGGCGGTGCAGGTGCGATGTTCTGATAAGTATCCATTAGGACTCCTGAGAGGATGGAACCTTGCTACTTGGAGTGTAGTCGTAAGGTTGCCGGGATTACGTTAATTCGGGAAGTTCTTCCAACTCCTTGAGACGGAAACCCGGAAGGTCTACCACTGACTCGTAGAGGAGGGCAGAGTCTCCCTGGGGGAGGATCCGATCGGGATCAGTAACACTGAAGTGAACTAATCCACCGTCTCGGTCGCTATAGGTAGCCCCCTTGATGTCCACACCTTGTGGGAGATCGAGAAGGTTGGCGAGAGATTCTGCTGAGAAGCGAAGTCGCTTCGGCTGGTTCTTCTTGTTGGGAGTGCTCATGCTCCAGATAGTACACCGGAGGGTTAGACCGAACGGAAGTTCCGGAGTTGTTGTCCCTGCATGTGGGCCGCTGCTGTTCGTCCCGTCAGAGAGGTCCGGTAGGGGTTGGAGAACGCGCTGGGCAGCAGCCCGACCTTCTGTGGTCCGAACTCACCAGGCGGGTTGTCCTGGGTACCGTAGATGAGGGCGCTGTTCTGTCCCCGCGTCTCTGAGGTCATCGCCCCACGCGCTGCTGGGCTGTACATGCGGCTATGGGACAACCAGGCAGCCTCCTCCCCGTGACGGTCGAACCCACGCCCTGTGGCGAGGTGTCCGTAAGCATCGTGGACCGCACGGAAGGCATCGTTGTCGTCGTTGGAGAAGTACGGGTGGCCCCCCGTGGTGGCCGTGGACATCACCGTCAGGTTGTTGTTCTCCATGACGTCCCGGCGTAACGCCGCTGGGCTGTCGTACGGGTCCTCCTTCGAGACGTTGACGTTTAAACCAGCACCACCCTTACTTACCGGTGAAGTGAGCGTTTCTAACTGCCTGTGGTTCTCTTCACGCATCGCTGCGAATGACGGGTGAGATGATGGATCATTGTCAGGAAGGTTTCCATACGCCCGCGCGATCGCGGGTCCGTGGGGACTCGCAGACACACTTCGGAAGTCACCGGGAGAAATGCGCGGGATGTCGAGTCCCGACTTCTGCACATAGGTGTTCCCAGCCTGAACGATGTTCCCCAATGGGTCAGCAGGGGCCATCTCCGGGTGCTGGGCATAGAATGACTTAAGTCTGCTGCGCATCGAACCTGTTCCTAACGACGACGATGTGTTGCAAAGGGATTTACAACTGTCTCCACTTCTGGCATCTCATCATACGTCGAAGTCATTGCAGCAATTGCCAGACTGTCCACATAGTCATCATGCGCCCCAGCCTCTTCGGGTGCTTCCACCATCATGTGGTCACCAAAGTAGTGCTTCTCGGCATCGGCCATCTGTTGGCTGAAACGCCTGTAGGTCCGGAGACGACGTGTCCAGGCATGGGCAGGCCACATCAGCATGCGGCGCTGCATGAGAGACTGGAGGTTCTTCCACCGCGCGCTCTGGGCGGGCCTGGTGGAGTCGAACTTCTCGACCTCGATGTAGGGACCCATGACGACCTGCAACCGTTCCGCAACCGCGTCACCCATCCCCTGGGCGTCCACACCGATCTTGAGCACGTTGTAGTTCTGGAGGAAGTGGTAGATCTGGGCGTACTGCTCCTCCCACTTCTCACCCGTGATCTCCAACCAGTTCAGGATCCGGTGGTGGCGGTAGCCGAAGGCATCCTCACGTTCCCAGTCCACCCAGAGCACGGTCACGACGGTGGAGTCCAGTTCACGGGCCGGGTCGATGCCCACCACAACGGGTGTGGCGTACCACTGGTCCACGATCTGCATGGACTTGTCCCCCAGGAACTCCGGGTCGTCAGGATCCAGCACAGAGGCACTGACGAACATTCCTCGGTCCAACAGCCACTTGAGGTTGTAGGCCATCTGGAACTCGTCGGACTCCTCCCCCAGTCGCTCGATCTCCTTCTTCACGAACAGGGCGTAGTTCTTGTTGTTCCGTGCACACGCACGCCAGTTGGCTTCGAAGTGATTCTGCTTTGATCCGCGCTGCACCTGACGGCGCTTGTTCAACTGGATCTGCTTGTAGAAGTCACCCTTACGGGTAGAAGGAGTACCGATCTTGACGATGGTCCCCGCGTAGAACGCCAACATGGGGTGAATGGACTTACGGACAACGGTGTCGTCGCAGTCCTGGGACTCATCGATCACCACAAGGTGGTAGGACGAACCTTCGATCTTCGCGCTGGGGTGAGCGGTCTGCTTGCGACAGAACGACCCCGAGTTCTTCAGACGGATGATCTTCCCCCTACCGCCCACCTCATCGTTGATCTCGGGGTCCAGCATGATCTCTGTGGCGTTCTCACTGGTGAGTCGATCCACGATGCGCGAGAAGATGATGTCGGAGAGGTCACCAGTCGGTGCAAAACACCCAACCCATACGCCCTTTTCGAACTTACCAAGCAGTTCAGGGAACATGGGAGCCAACTTGGGCAGGAGGATCATCATCGTGGCGACCGCACATCCCACCGTCTCGGTCTTACCACTCTGGCGTGCCTGGAGTCCTGTGACTGTCTCAGCATCCCCAGTGATTACGCTTTCGAAGATCCGTAGAATCAGGTGCTTCTGGTAGTCGAAGAGTTCGTGTCCCGCTAACTCTTCAGCGAATAACACCATCCTTGCGCAGATTTCATCGACTAGTTGTTGTGTGGACCCATCGAGGGGAATTTCTTCACCAAAGATGTCCTCATTTGTCTCGAATTCGTTTTCCATACTTGTGATTCTATTGAGAATTGACGAAGCCCCCGCCATTAGGCAGGGGCCTCGCTTAGGAGCAGCGCTGGAAGTGTAGCAGTGTTTAAACGTGGCTGGTCATCGTAACGGTCTTCCACAGTGGGGCCACGCGCCTGGTCCTTGGGGACGGTATCGATCGTAGCCCTCGTAGGCAACATTGATACCGATGTCGATCTGTTGCTCAGGGGTGGCATGGTGTGGGTAGTAGGCGTACATCTGACCACCGAACGCGTGCCACGTGGATAACGAGAACTGGATCCCTCCGTAGTACCCGTTGCCAGTGTTGATGTGCCAACGCTGCGTGCTTTCGCACTGCGCTACCTGGTCCCACTTCGCGCGGTTAGCGGGGTCATACGACCCAGGCCAATGGACCTCTACGAAGTAACGCCCATCAGGGCCATCAGGGAGGTACTGGTAGGACGTTGCGTACTTCGGCCACTCGTCAGGATTGTGACCACGGCTGTAGTGCGTTGGATTGTGCCCATACAGACAACCGTAGGTTTCACATCCGTACTCAATGGATTGCGCTTCTGCCCTCTCTGCAAACGCGAATGACACGGCTGCGGAGATCAGAAACGCCGCAACTAACAAAGCCGTTCGTAGACGGTTACTCACGTTACTGCGTCACCTCGTCTTCCCGGTCACCCTCGTGAATCGGGCAGGATCCCGTCATCACCTCACAGAGGCAGGCAGCGTTTATCGCGGCTTCCGGTGTTGTCGCAGCAGCCGCAGATGCCCCACGGTGGGAGACGAAGGTCTGAACAATGACCCAGATGTCACAGGCGGGACAGGACATGTCTCCGCACCCTTGATAGTGCGCCTCGAATGCCATCAACAGATCGTTGGGGGTGGGGGATTCACTCATACAGTCAACTCCTGGATTCTCTTGCGGTGGATCTGGTCAACTCTTTGCCGGGTGATCCCTAGGTGGTCAGCCGCCTCAGAGGACGACTTACCCGCGCGGAGGAGTTCATCGATCAGGGAATCACGTGTCTCATCAGTGGAGACTCCGTAGTCACTGAGACAGAACTTGTCGCAGAAGATGAACCCCGGCGAGTGCGGTGTCTTCGACCACGCTACTACCTTGTGGCAGACGCGACAGGTGACTGGATGGTACTCCTCAGCCATCTTCAAGCACCAGATCCAGACCGTCAATGACGTCCATCAGGTGTTCACGGGGGAACTGGATCCCACGCCCATAGGTCGCGGTGGGTA